ATACTGAAGGACTTCAGCGCCCGCATCGTCAGTCTCAATCGACAGTGACGAGACACCTGGGAAAATCACCGAGTCGAGCGCCTGACCAAAGGTATCCCGCATATACGAGATACGATCCAGCGAATCGGCCTTACCCGGACTCACCGCAAACTTGGTGGCATTGATCGGGCCAACCATACCCGTCGCCAGACCACTCGAAAACAAATCCAGATACACATTACCAGCACAAATTAGACCAGACATTAGGAAACTCCTGAAATAACATATCGTGTTTCAAAGGCGAGTGGGTAATACCCAAAGCCCGCATCATGTTCAGCATTCGGCGCATTCACCATCGTCAGAGCTTCATAGCCCACAGCAGGAATCCAACCGAGTAAACAGTTAATCACTCTCACCAAGACCGGACTCACATCTTCACGAGACGCATCACCGGTAATTTGAGTCGCCGCATTGCGCGTGACACTCACCACATTGACGGATTCACGAAGAGCCACTTGATTGCGTCGTTGCTCGCTCACTTCAAGTTGACTAGGAATCACAAACACCGCCCGTGGAAACTGCTTGGGCATCGTACCGATCTCGCTGGCGGTTCCAATCAACAGGTTCAGGTCTGATAACTCTGCAATCAGCCGGCCGTAGACCATCTTCTCTAACTGATACGGAGCGATGCTCATCACCACACCATTCGAGTAAAGATTTGCGTTGGTTGCGAATACGCGATTGCCGCGCTGTCGTCTTCAACAATGTCGAGGTTGACCAAGCCACGCGCCACATCCTTCAGATAGAAGCAACCGGCGTTATAGCGATCAATCACTAACTGCGTCGGTTGATCTTGGTAGAGACGATACCGAGCAAAGTCACACGCGAAACTCTTGAGATTACTCGGACACACCGCAAGAGGGACGGTATACTTCCCACGCAGATAGCTATCAATGTGTGAACCCGCAAAGTCAATCGACTCTGCAATCACGCCGGAATCAGGAGTACCATCCCGATCCCGGTCACTGATCGCAATCACCTCGTCCTCGCCAAATTCAATGACGAGATCGAGATAAGTGATATAGCTCAAGGGACGGCAACCGTGAGAACCGCAGTCGGACGAGTGCAGACCATCACACAGTTGGTCTGAATCTCCATGTACCAGCGGCGGTTATCAACACTCGGAATGGACTGAGGGAAATAAGGAGTGCCCATACTGCCCGTACCGACGGTATCCAGCGTGTCAGCAGGAGCGAAGGCTTGCAGGAACATCTGAGGCACCCCGACCGGCAGCACAATCGCTTTGCCCGAAGGAATCGCAATGCTGCCGTAGCCACGATAACGCTCCCACGTCACACCACCGAAGTTGACGGTTTCACGAGGATCATTCCGCAGACTCGCCGCCATACTCCAACCATCGTAGGTCGCCTTAATAGCGGCATTCTCAATCAACTTGCCCCACGCGGTATCATCGACGTAGGCATGAAGACCAGTGAACGGAATCCCGTCCAGCGCAGTCTCCATCGGCTTGATGACCTTGGTGAAGATTTCCTGACGAGTTTTAGTCGCGTCAGTCGCCAGCGCAATACTCACATCGGCAGGCTTACTCCCAAACGCATTGTCAGGAGTCAGAATGCAGGCCAGCCGCAGACTCTCGTGAGTCATATCAATATCACGACGGAGTTTCGCCATCGTCTCATCGCGGCGCTGCTGAATAATATCGACGGCATTCGCCACGCCCTGTCCACGCATATTCAGCACTTCGTCAGCGTAGACTGCACCATCCACTCGATAGTGTTTGGTATTGAAGGTATGCACCGCCCGACGCACCAGAGTCTCCACCTTCGATGGAGTCCCACGCGGCACATCAGCCAGAATGTTGTAACCCTGAACCGGCACATCTTCCAGAGCGAAGATCGTCCCATTCAGTGACCGAGACTCGAACCACGGCGCGAACTTGCCCGGAACATATTGAACCTTGGCAATCGAAGCCAGCAGAGCTTCACGAGTGAAGTAATCCCGAAAAATATCCATGCTCAACTCCGAATCAGAATCATGTTAGTCCCGGCCAGAGCGGTCAGTGCAGCGGCTTTCGCAGTCGCATCCGCCAGCGTGTGCCAAGTCAATTCAGCACTCTTCACTTCAGCGAAGCGCTTAATGATCTGCACCGTGACATCGCCTGCCGCAATCGCCGCTGGATCGACGGTCTGAGCGAGAATGCCAGCAGCAACCGTCGCACCAACACCCACCAGACCCGCCGCCGCATCGTCATATGGAGTGTATTTGCCAGAGGCGGTAATCATTCCGAGGACAGTACCCGCAACCACCGGCTGTGCATTGGTGGCATCCTGAAGCAGAGTCACTTTCTCACGAGACAGCGTCCCCGGCCCTTCACACAATAGGAAGGCATAATCACGACCCGGCTCAGTATAAGTAGCCATTTACTTCACTCCCGCGACTTGTTTGAACAACTGCGCCGCGAGATCAATCTCGGTCGCATTCTCTTTGCCTTTCACAGCAACTTCTTTGAACAGGTCAGCATTCAAGTTGACCGGTTTAATGGCGCGAAGATCGGCAGCCACCACGGCAAACGTCGCCTCATCCATACCGAGATAAGGCAGCATCGCAGCCTCTGAAGCATCCAGATTCAGATCGGCAAACAATGCCTTCACTGAGTTCATTCGCACATCAGCTTTGAACTGATTGAGTTCAGACTCCACTGAGTTGGCACGGTCAAACAGAGCTTTCGACTGCTCCACTTCAGCACTCAACCGAGCATTCAAATCAGCCACAACTTGAGCATGATCATCTTGAGCCGACTTCAGTTGAATCGTGAGATCGGCATTCAGCGCAGTTAAGCTGGACACTTTCTCTTCTAGGTCTTTCATCTCCATTGGAGACTCCTGAGTAGTATTAAACAATTCAGGCTGCTTCTCGAAAGCAACAGCCTTAGTATTGGGGTCTGCACCAGCCGGAACGAACGAGACTTCACGAATGGAGGCATTCCTGAAGATTCCATTCACCGTTACGGTATGTCCGTTCACTTCAACGGCAGTCGGTTTCTTGAATGCCTCGAACTCGGCATTGATGCCGACAGAAAATTCCCAAGGCGCACCTTCAGCAAACTCAGAAGCCACTTGTTGACCTGAAGGAGTCGATTTGCTGAACGAGCCAATCACTTCAAGAAACGTGTTCTGATTGAAGATTTCGCAACGTCCGGCTCGTTGATTCGAGTCGTGGTTCACCAGAGCAAACACCGGCTTGGTCGGGACTTTCATCGTCGCCAAGTCAATCGCAACGTCACCAAACCAACCGTATTGCGGAATCACTCCACCCGAATAAGCCGTGCCTGCGAAGTTCCGAGGAACCTCACCATCGCCGGTAATCGTGGGAGCAAAACTGAGAGAAAATGATTGTGTATTCATGTGATAAGAAATACAGGAAGGTTGCGGAAGGAATCAAGGAAGATTCTTCATTTTTTTCATCAGACACAAAAAACCCGCCGAAGCGGGCATATTTAAGAAGACTTTAGTTCAATCGTCTGACTTAACCATAGGAGAGACTGCGTAGACTTGTTGTTCAATCAACTTAAACATTTCCTCTTTACTCGCTGAAACAGGCTTAGGAAGGTCACGATACTCCTGCTCTAGTCGTTCCCATTCAACACGCTGCTCATCGGTCAGCGGAGGAAGATTAGTGATTACTGAAACTCTTTCAAGTTTCGGAGGAGGAAAGGAAAATCCAACAACTCGATCATCATCAAAGACAAAGTGTTCGTTGCTATATTCATCAAGGTCAAGCAACACACTCTGCTTTCCTAAAGTAATAAGTAATAAGTCATCTTCATAGCATTCACACGATACTTCTGCTTCATCAGGAAGCACAGAAAGAAACTCACGAAGCCGTTTAACATTCATATCATTCTCCAGTGATTGATATTTATGATAACAAAAAACCAGCCGAAGCGGGAAGTTTGTACTCGTCTCGTGAGCGAACGGTTCACACATCAACAAGAGAGGAGCGATTGACTGTGAACAGCCGTGGTTATCTTTAATCCATCGT